CCACCAAATAAGCTGGTACCTTTAATATCTAAACCGTTTTTGGCTGTTCCGTTCTTGTTTTTAGGTTGTACAACCTTAGGCTGTGGGGGTGCTTTTGTGCCACTACGCCCTGGACTACCAATATAGCTTTTCTTTCCACGGGCTTTTCCTGGACTTAAATGCGGAGCATCTACGGTTCCGATGTTAGCGGCACTGGTAGCACCTGCTGTAGCCGATTCTCTAATACCAGCACCATTGGCTTTTTGAACAGCTTGGTAAAATGCCTTGGCTTGTTCTTCGGTAGGATTCTTATACATCTGGCTTAGCCAACTATGTGCATCATTCAAATGAGCCACAGCAGGATGTCCTTCACCTGCACGTACTATGCGCTGAGTGATTTGATCTTGTATTTTAGCAATCGATTGTGAATCTTTTCCTATGGTATTTAGAAAACCAGGCAATTTTGCCATAGCCGCACTAGCTATACCTTCATTCTCAATTTCTGAGTTACCAAACGGATGTACTTCAATCCACTTGCCGCCTTGATTTTGTATCCACTTACCGTGATGATATTTGCTCCTAACAATGCCGTGTACTCTTAATGCAGCCTCTTGCCCATCTCTGAATCCTGCGTTACGTGCAGCACGTTCTTCGTGCCCGGCAATCATTCGTTGTTTAAGTCTGCCGTCTTGCGGATCGTATTTGTACCATAAATTAGCTTCATCGCTAGCACCGCCACGCAAATCATTGCCATCGCTATCGTAATAATTTGTTAGGCTGTTACGTCTGTAACTTTCTTCTAATTCATTAATTTTCATTTTTAATTCCTCTGTATCCTGTACCTACAGCACGTTCGCCATTCATAAATTTAGGTAAACTAAACCACAACTTGAACCATTCTTCAGTTCCAGGCTGTATATTTTGTTCACGCATAATCTTTGCTTTCTCTGTACCAGTTATACTGATATTGCTACCGCCGTAAGGTTGTAGGCCTTTAAACTCGTTAATGCCTGCTAACTTCTTAAGTTGTGCTAGTTCATCCATTATTTTAAACTCGCTCTTAACATCCAGCTGTGTTTTTTATGTGCATCTTGACGATCTGCTAAAAAATTACTTAGTCCGTGATCGCCGTGTTCTTCTGCCATAGTAAATGTAATACGAAAGATATTAGCCATACGTTCACTATCTTCTAATAACTCGCTTAACATTCCGTGAAAATCTGGTACAGCATTTTCGTCTTCTACTTTAGATAACATACTAAATTTAGCTAAACTTGCTGGAGTATAAACTTGTAAAGCACGTAATTGTTCAGCAAACGTATCAATGCTTCCGTAAACTTCATCATAAATTCTTTCAAACAATAAATGTTGTTGATAGAATAAAGGTCCTTCTGTATTCCAATGAAAGTTTTGCGCCTTTAATGCAAAGGCATATTCACTAGCAAATGCTGTTTTAAGTGCTAAATGATATTTTTCGTCCATCTTAGATTCCGTATTTGTTCTTTTTAGATTTAGCTATTGGGCTAACTTTGTGTGTATCACTTGGCTCTTCACTTTTCTTCCAAGGTATTACTTCATGATCTTCTGTTGGGATGACTTTTTTAGCATCTTGGAACATCTTATGTTCTATTTCAGTCCAAGGATGTTGCGTCCAATATGGACCCATCCAACTTTCATGCGGAACATTTTTTGGTATATTACCTTTACCGTCCATAGTACCAACTACTATACCCATGCGCATTTGATGGTAACTAGGATAGTAACCTCCAGGATCGCGAACCTTACGAGTACCTTGAGCTGCTACCATGTGATTATCATGATGCTTTCCTGTATGTTCGGTAATAAACTCTTTGGCTCGCATTTTATATTCCGTATTTGTTCTTTTTAGGTTTAGCTATAGGACTAACTTTATTAGTATTTGGCATTTCATTACTTCTATCTGCCAATTTAGTCATTTTACCGGCACCAATATGTTTGCCTGCAGCTTTAACAATTTCTAAATCCTGATCGCTGAACGGTGCAATTAATGGATCTCCGCTAAATGCTCCTCCGGTAGACATAGGCACAGGCATATGGTCGTTTGCATTAGGGTGTGCTCCAGCCATTGCTAGACCAAATCTATATTGTAGATAAGAACTACCATTTGATTTGTTCATACTGATAGATGGAAAACTAACAGCATGGTTTAAACCAGCCAAGTGTTCATCTGCTAAATCATCGCTATCACCTTGACCGGCATACGGTGCATCTGGTGTAGCTGCTGTTATAGTTGCTTTTTCATTTAATTGACGACGGACAAATTCTTGTGCTCTCATTTCTCTAATTACCTTATTAGCATATTTAATCGAAGTAACGTTTTCCGCTACAGCCTTTTCTTTCTTTGCTACTTTAGGCTTTTTACCAAAGGTAGGATCTGCCATGCGTTGTCCAGCTTTTGTCATCATGTCGCGAACTTCATCATCGCTTAGTTCTGGACTCATAGCGTCACGCCATGCTTGGAATTTTTCATCGTCACTGGCATTAGGATCTTTAAGTATATCGCGCATTGGTGTAGCACGTGGTCCTTCTTCTTGGGAATACTTACTATTAGTCTCTTGACGACTAATAACATTTAAACTATTAAAATTAAATGGTACATTACCTGCTTTATCTGGTTTACCGTTATACTGTGTTACATAACTTAAAGCATTTTTTTGATCTGCACCAACAACTACCGTAACATCTGTATAACCATGTTTGTTTAACTGTGTTAGTACACGAGTTAAATCTGGCATTTCTTCTGTAGCGGTATGAAAAATATGTCCATGTTTAGGAAATACTTTTTTATAGATGTGCAATTTTTCTTCTGGAGTAATTGGATCGTCTTTACCTATAGTACGACTAACAACAAAATAAGGATCAGCGCCAGTTTCTTCAGCTTGTGTAATAACAGCGTCAGCTAAGAACATGTGTCCTTTATGACCCATGCCGCGACCCCAACCAACTACAGCAGCTTTTCCTTCGCCGGTGCGATCTAAGTTTTCAAAAAGTTGTCTTAAACGCATTAGTCTTTCCTTGGAGCCCAGTTGGCTTGGTCGATTGTTTTAACAAACTGTCCGGGTATGTCGTTTTTAAACTTACCACCAGGGTGAGCTTGTACATAACCTTCGGGCTTTGTTTGTCGGATTCCACCGTGTGTTCCACTACTTAGTGCTGAAATTACTTTCATTTTTTCATGTGTTAATAATTCAACAGCGGTCAACACAGCATCGAGTCCAGGATGGCTTAAAACTTTTTGTGCTTGTGCGTTACTTAATTTAGATTGAGCCCATTGTGCAAAATGTTGTTTGACACCTGCAACTCGTAAATTTTGATTAAAGAATGTATATAATACATCTCCAGGTTTACTTAGTCCAGGTTGTCCTGCTAAGAAACTATCGATAGCTGATTTATTCTGTTTAATATAATCTTCTGCGTGATCTAAACCAGTAGAATCTACTTGAGGAGCATTTTCTACATAAGTTGTACCTTGCACAATTATATCTGATGTTGATAATTTTTCAGCATTAGGATAACGTGTTTCATCTGCTCCGATATGAGTATAGTATCCAGTGGCAGCAACCATTATTTTTGCCTTAGCAATTTTTTTACCTAATTCGCTAGTTGCAGGAATATGGAAACTTGTTATGTTAGGAGTAAAGTCGTATTCGTGTGTGCTAGGATTTAACACCGCCGGCTTTAATGGACTAAACAATATCCCACCTTCGATATACCCTGTCTTAGGACTAATCTGTTCAAAGTATGGCCAAAGGTCTGACAATCCTCTTGCAAATGCTTTGCGCTGTTCTTCTTGCCCAGGCTGTAAGGTTCCAGTTCCTAAAATAAACATAGCAACATCATCTGGGTCGTTCATCATGGTAGTTACACCACTCTTAGTATGAGTAGTACCACGCTTCATATAGTCCCATGCATTTTTTGGAAACATATGGAACTTACCGTGTTCATCACGACCCCAATAGATAACTGGACTACCATCCCATTTTAATTCTATGCTGCCACCCTTACTGGTCATATGACGTAGTCGTTCAACGGCATGCAATCCGCCTGTACTACCATTCGTGAATACTAAATCTTCGATATGTTGATATTTACGGCCAACAGTTGGAGCAGCGGCTTCGTTTATTGTAGTTGGAGTAACAGCTTGCCAACTTGCACCACTACTTGCTTTGTCAAATATTTCCTTCTTACGTGCTGGATCTGGAATAGCATTTAAAATACTTTCAACACTGCCTAAATCTGATTCCTTGGCATGCGGTCCTAACAATTTTTTAGCAATAACATCTAAGTCATCACTAATCATATTTGATTTCTTACCTTCAGCATCTCTAGCATATAACGCTTCATCTGGCGACCACAACATTCCTTGACTACTTGCTAGCGCATTCATCATCATTTGTTTGTGTACACCTTTGTAAGGACTTCCTGCTGGAATATTGTGTACATGAAATTTATGTACTTTCTCTGCGTTTACAACGGCTTTAATATCTACTTGATAGAATTTATCTTCATATGGTAAACGAATATGTACAGTAACACCTGTACGTTTAGTCATTAAACCTTGACCTTGTAAGTATTTTTCTAACTCAATACGTGCTGTCTTAGGATCTTTAATTTTAAAATGATTCATAAGATGACTCATATCAGTCATAACATCTAAATCACCGCTCATTTTTCCAGGTGTTGGAGTTGCAGCACTTCCGATAAGATATACTTTAAGACTAAGACTGTTTAGGTACTTGTCAGTTTCGTGAGCTAAATTGGCAGCAATGGCTTGATCGAAATGATCTGTGTCAGGCCAAATATTACCGCCTTCGTTAATGATTTTTTTATTATGAAGGCTAACGAATAATTCTCTTAATAGCATTGTTAGTCCTTGTACTTGCCGTCGCTTAAATGTTCTTTAAATTCCTCGTGAAGTTTTTCACAGATTTCATTACATAATTCTTTGTCTAATTCGTCTGGTAGTTCGCGTATAGGAAATTTTTTAACGTATAATTTGTAACTGCTTTCAACAGCTGGCCCGAATATACTTTTCTTTGTAGGTTGTTTGGATTTAGCTCTATCAATACAAAATGATAGGCTTGGATACAAATGACGGCGGTACACATCGTCATCGTTGTGCATGAAATGCATCAGATCTTCAGCTAGATCGAAATTGATCTCGCGTTTTTCACCTTTATTGACAACAAAATCGCTATCTTTAAAATGATGCCCTTCTAATAAGTCTTGTATGCGCATTTTTAAGCCCGTAACGTAATATCAGCAGATAACTCTGCGGTTAGAGTATTTATCGCTTTTGACAGGCTTTAGTTTTTAACTATACGCTCTATCTTTGCTATGGAACCACCTAAGTGCATTTTAGCTAATAGAAGATTGTTATCGCCTGTAATGTAGAAATGTGTCCCACCCCAACTACGAGGTTTTCCTAGATCTCTAATACAGCTTTTAGTTAGTTTGCATTTTTTACTAGAGTTTGCCCAGTCTATAAATGCTGGGTTAGGCTGGTTAGTTTTGCCCAGTGTAATACGATAATCAAAGTTCATTTTAGGCATGATTATAGTATCTGCACTAAGATTTGTGTTAGCTGGCTCAGAAATATACTTTACTTTAGTTTCATCTAGCTTAGAGAGTTTAGTTATATCTTTTTTAGCATTGGTATAGATTGAAATCCATGGAGACTCAACACGTAATTCAAAATCTTTCATTTGATTTAACACAGTTGCTAGACTAAAAGCATAGTCTAAATCTTCTCGTGTTTTAATAAACGTATTGCGATACGGTATATTTTTTTGATTTGACTGTAGATCTATTTTTTGTAATTCTGCAAACGCTTCGCTTATATTACCTGAGCGAAACCAATGCGAACCGGCACATACCAGCACTATTTTGTACTGGTATATGCCTTTAAAGAGACGTCTAGTTGTCTTGTACAGCATTTTCTTCTACAATTTCAATGCCAGTATTTGGTGGATCTATTGCCAACAGCGGAATTTTAACTTCTTTAGGAGTTGCTACTATTACTAGTTGATCACCCTCTAATGTAATACTTGCGCCACCGCCATTCTTCAATGCACCGAACAACATCATCTTAGCAAGATTGCGTTTGATTTCTTTATCGATAACACGCTGTAATGGTCGAGCACCCATTTTAGGATCAAATCCTTTGGTAATTAACCATTCAGTTGCTTCTTTATTGATTTTAATCTTAACACCTTTGTCTTTAACTTGTGCTTTGAGTTCATCGATAAATTTATTAACAACTTTAACCATAGATTCTTTGTTCAGCTTGTTAAACGTCATAATGCCATCTAAACGATTACGGAACTCTGGAGTAAAGAACTTCTTCAAATCTTTATCACTGTATTCTTTTTCTTGTGTGCCAAAGCCAATAGTGTTCTTTTCAGCATCTTGAGCACCAGCATTTGTAGTAAGAATAAGAATTAAGTTACGACAATCTGCACGTTTACCATTTGAACCAGTAATAAAACCATTGTCCATCATTTGCAACAAGACAGTTGTTACATCTGGATGCGATTTTTCAACTTCGTCAAACAATAATACAGCATTTGGATTCTCTTGAATCTGTGTAATCAACAAACCTGCGTTTTCTTCAAAGCCAACGTAACCTGGAGGGCTACCAATCAACTTACTGATACTATGCTTCTCTTGATATTCACTCATATCAAAACGTAGCAACTTAACACCCAAGTGCTTGGCCAGTGACTTAGCTGTTTCAGTCTTACCGCAACCAGTTGGCCCCATGAATACAAACGATCCAATAGGCTTATTCTCAGATTTAAGACCTGCTTGAGCAACCATGATCTTGTCCACAACTTCTGTAACTGCAAGATCTTGTCCAAAAACTTCTGCTTGTAAGTTATCCTGTAGAGTAGCAAGGTTGCTAGATTCAGTTTCCATAATCTTTTCTTCTGGCATTTGAATCATCTTAGCAAGTTCGTATTGTACTTCACGCTCGCCGATGATTCTTTCATCTGCAAGTTTCAAGTTAAAACGACTGCAAGCAACGTCGATCAAATCAATTGCTTTATCCGGCAATTTCTTATCTGTTTGATACTTAATTGACAACTTAATAGCAGCATCAATAGCATCATCACGGATTTTAACATTGTGGAATGTTTCGTAATATTTCTTAATACCTTTAAGAATTTGCTTAGTAACTTCCATAGTTGGCTCGTCAACAGTAATGCGTTGGAATCGACGCATCAACGCACGATCCTTTTCAAAGTGTTTACGATATTCTTCCCATGTAGTACTGGCCACAACTTTAATGTTGCCTTTGCTTAGAGCAGGTTTCATCATGTTAGCTAGGTCGTTAGCTGAGTTGCTAGCAGATCCTGCGCCAGAGATCATATGTGCCTCGTCAATGAACAAAACAGTCTTGCCTTTCTTTTGTAGAGCTTTGATAACTAGTTTAAAACGTTCTTCAAAGTCACCACGATATTTACTGCCAGCAAGCATAGCACTAATATCTAAACTGTATACCTTATATTCTTTTAGGAAATCAGGAATAGCACCATTAACAATATTGTAGGCTAGACCTTCTGCTATGGCTGTCTTACCGACACCTGGATCTCCTACAAGGATTACGTTGTTTTTACTACGACGACCTAATGCTAGTGCAATGTTTTCTAATTCGTCAATACGTCCAATAACTGGATCAATTTTCTTCTTAGTAACTTCGTCATTTAAGTTAGTAGTGAATGCCTTGAGCGCCTTGTCACTTTGACCATCGGCAGGTCCTTCTTCTTCGATTTCAATATTATTATTGATATAATCATTAAACTTATCTTTATCGATACCGTTTTTATTAATGTAATAAAACGCCCAACTACGTTTTTCTCCAAACATGCTCAAGAAAACATCTGTTGGTTCTATTTGTTGACGTCCATTGAATAGGACTTGTGTGAACGCACGGTTAAGAACACGTTCGACTGATTGTGTTTTTTTAGGTTTAACAACTACATCAGGTATTGTAAACTCACTGCATTTGTTCTGCAAATAATCGGTTAAATCTTGTTTAAGAGCGTCTGTATTACTTCCAAAGCCTGTCAAGGCGGCAGAAAAACTTTCGTCGGCTAACATAGCAAACATCAAGTGCTCGATTGTTAAATATTCGTGATGCAATTTTTTAGCGGTTTCGATTGCCCTTTCAAAAACTGCTTGTAGGTTATCACTTGGTTCGACCATTACTTTTTCCTCTTTTTAATAGTTTCTTTTTTGCCATTGCTAACTTTAACGGGCTAACTTTTTCAACAAAACAGACTCCATTTAAATGATCCAATTCATGTTGGAAACATCTAGAATCTATTCCATTTAAATCTATTATACACTTTTTTCCCGCCCTGTCAAAGTATTCGGCGGTAATCAAATTGTATCTTTTTACTGGTAAAAATAAATCAGGAAAGCTCAAACAACCTTCTTCCCCGTTTACAAAATCTGGTGTGTTTGAAACAATTTGCGGATTGAACATGCAGAACGGAACTTGATCCTTAAGAAGAATTGCAAATACTCTTTTAAGTAGTCCAACTTGATTAGCAGCCAAGCCAATGCCGTTACTTTCAATCATAAGCTGAACCATGTCTATTTCTAGCTGTCGAGCATCTTCAAAATCTTTATCGGTTTCGAAAATCCAAGGTTGGGCACAAGTTTTTAATATTTGATCAGTACTTTTGACTAATTGCATTATTGAGTTTACCTAGTTCAGCTACTAAAAGTGGATCCGTTACAGCAGGAGTTTTAATGTTTACTACACTAACAAATCGTCCCTTCTGCCCATTATTTACATTCGGAAATCCATTTCCGTGACTAGCATACTCTACTCCTGTTTCAACTCCTGCTCTAATTTCAAGAGTTAAACTTTGACCACCTAATGTCTTAACAGTTTTCTTAGTTCCAATCATAGCTTCGATAGGTGTAATATCAACTTTTGTAAACACATCATCTCCACGTCTTTCGTAGTTTGGATCTGGATTTACAATAATAGTAACATTTAAATTTCCACGTGGAGCATTAGGAACACTATCGTCGCCTAGACCGTTATAACGGATAGTATCTCCGTTTTGTATACCAGCCGGCACGTTAATAACAACATTTTGATTACGTCCACTTGGTAGTCTGTAATTTGCTTCTAACTGCTTACCGGTATAACTATCGATAAAACTTACTTGACATTGTATGTTTAAATCTCTATTACGTCTAGCTTGTTGACGCATGTGACCAAAAATGTCACCAAATGGACTACCTTGTCCAAACCCTTGACCAAACATATGACCAAATGGATCAAAACCTCCAGGGCCTGTATTAAAATGGAACTGTTGTCCGCCGCCGTACATACGTTGTTGATCATATTCAGCTTTCTTTTGCGGATCACTTAGATTTTCATAAGCAACACTGATATCTTTGAATTTGGCTTGATCCCCACCCTTGTCTGGATGATGTTTATTAGCCAAGCTTCGGTATGCTCGTTTAATTTCTTCTGGGCTAGCACCTTCGCTAACACCTAATGTTTGGTAATAATCAGTCATAGTCGTAAAAACAGGCTCCGTTAATATAGTAATTATACTACATTAGCCGAAGCCTGTCAAGAGTTTGGCTTGTCGTTAACCGTTAGCTTGAACTGTAAAATCACCGTAAAGTACTCGTACACTGATTCCGCCCGCTGTACTGGACTCTGCTGTCCAAGTAACTTCAAAAGCCGCATGAGTGGATAGATCTACAAATACCATTTGAGCATAGTCGCCACTGTTAGTTAATGCCGCAGTCAAGTCGGTACCGTAGCTGTGTCCATTATCCCAAGTTTTAGTACTTCTGCTTACAGTGGCTACACCGTTTACATACGATGTCACCGTCCATGCTGTGGTCACACCACTTGGATTAAAGCTCTGTGGATTGTAGCAAATAATTTCGCCTTTACTATTACTCTGCCATTGAAAAGTCCAGTTATAAGCAAGATCACCGGTATAATGATTACTTGACGTTATGTAGGCGTTGTCATGACCATGATCAGTACCAAACATACTAGCACTCTTTAAATCAACTAAAGGTTTACCACCCTCTGTTACTCCATCACCTATACGTAAGGTAGTAGTTGTAGGATCAAAGAAAATACTGCCCAGTTCGCCCACATAAGCGGCAGCATCTGAGTTAATGTCCTTGTAGTGTAGTTTACGAGTATTTGCCATAATAATTATTTCTTCTTTTTAGGTGCTACTGTATCTGGTTTAGTACCAGCTATTTCAGTACCTTCTGCTTTCTTGTGATGTTTAACTTCTTTCTTTGCAGGTGCTTTGGCAGGTGCTTTGGCTTTTTCTGTAGCCATTGCTGAACTAGCAAAAACTGCTACAATTAAAAGTGCTAATAATTTTTTCATTTTATTTCCTTATAGTGCTGGTTGGTCAAATGATGGAACAACTTTTTTACCAGATGATGTTAACGCTGGCGTAGTTGCGGGTGTTGCTCCTGACCCGCTGTTAAAACCCGATCCAAAACCTCCTGCTGACCCTGTGGGTGTTGTTGCTGGAGGTGTGCTTCCAAAGCCGCCTGTAGATGGAGTTGATGAACCAAAGCCACCGGATGATGCTCCGAATCCTCCTGACGCAGGTGCGCCAAATGCTGGAGCCCCGCCAAATGATGAGTTGTTTCCACCGCCAAATCCTCCTGTTGATCCGCCAAATCCACCACCCATATTACCACCACTACCAAAACCGCCAGCTACATTGCCTGACATATTTTGATTGTTAGTAATTGTTTGGCTTGTAGAAGTTGGATTGGCTGCTGTACCTGCTAATTTTTCTTGTGTACGACCAAATGCGCTAATACCTAATACCGCACCCATAGCAATATGAAACAGACCAGCACCTTGAAGTGTCAGTGGATTCCATTGTGTAATAGGTACATGATTAATGCCTTGCCATAATGCCCATAGTACTGGGAATACTATCATGTCGGCCATACAGATTAACATGTACATCCAACCCATTGCTGGACGCCATAGTTTTTGCATCCATTCTGCTCCACCGCCGTCTTTTTCTTCTGCCATAGTTCGCTCCTTTTGGCTGTTATATACGTATTTATTTCACGCTGTTAAATATCTTTTGTTGAGTATTGTACCAATCAATCCAATTATCTACACGATCTTTGCAAATGTAATATTGACTGTAATTGACTGTAATAACATTCAACGCATCGCTTAGTTTTGTTGTAGAAGCATCTACTTGATTTAGATCTGGACAAGCTGTTTTAAGATCTGGCGGAGTATCCGGCCATGACATAGTCATTTTAGGTCCAGTAACACTAGAACAACCGCTCAGAAATACAATTAATGAGGCGACTAATAATTTTTTCACTTAGTCGCTCCTAATGGATTCTTAGCCGCACCATTTAAAATAGTAATAGCCTCTGGATCAATTTTACAGTCTGCATCGATTTTCTTTTCAACTTCTTTAATTTTTTCTTGATAAACTACTTGTGTATCATGAATAACTTTAGTTTTAGTGACGATTTTTGTTTGTATGTTTGTATTAGCATCTGAACTAGCTTGCTGTGCCACAGCAATTTTAGCTTCTTGTTCTTTAATCTGTGCTTGTAGTATATCGGTTACTCCAGCGCCCCCAAACATAAAAACACTGCCTAAAATTGATACAAATGCCACAGGTTTAATAAACAACGCATATGGTTTAAAATTAGGAAAATTGCCGATAATATGAGCTAAAAAATAAACAACTGCCGAACCTCCGGCAATAGTAGGCCACAACCATGTGGGTAGATTTCCTAATACTTGTTCTAGTAACCAACTAAACATAATTAACTCGATAAGATTTGGTGTGCGTTAGCAGTATGTTGTTGACGTTCAGCTAGACCTAATGTACCACCGTTGATCTTTTTAGTTAGACCTAATACATCACCTTGATCTGCTAGAGCATTAAGATTATTAGCTTCCCAGAACCAACAAGCACTTTGTACACAACCTTCAAATGTTGTTAGAAATTCTGGAACATCATCTAAGGGAGTATCAATACTTTCAGCAAATTTAGCGTAGTTGCTTTTTCCAGTCAACTGAATGAGTCCACGTCCGCAGTATTTGAAACCATCGCCCGAAGCTTCGTCACCATTGCCCATACGTCCACCATACGCACGATTAGCAATCTTTTCTGGTTGATGAGCATAGTCGTTAACATTGCTGGCATTGAAATAATGCGGCCATACTTTGCACAATGTTTCTGGACGATAGTTTAAATTTTCAATGATAGCTTTGTAGCCAGCTGACTCTACCATAGTTTGCCCCATAAAACAAGCCACACGCTCAAGTGTGTTGATATCATAGTCTGGCAATATTTTGCACAATGCCTCATGCCAATGTTCGCTGTATGGATTATTTTGTAGTATTGCTGTGCATTTTTCTAAACTAAAATCAAATGTAAATGAATCTGCCATTATTCTATCCTTTTAAGTGCTACAGCCCATGAGCCGTTTTCAAATATAAATGTATCACCAATTTTATTAATATTGTAATTTCCTATGACCTTAGTTAAGAACATAACTTCGGCCATGTTTTTTGTTTCTAAAACAATAGGACCTTTTGTATTTTCGTAAATTGATGATTTGCTACCACTGTCTATTATATTAAATTTTACAGGGCCACTGAAACTGCGTTTGAAAGAAATTGTATCTTCCAACACATTAATATTTTCTGAATAGCTATTACTGAAAAAATTACTAAAATTATCTAATCCATCTTGTTGAGTAGCAACTCTGTAACTTTCTTTATCTCTTGGAATTACTGTTTCTAAATTTTCTAAAGTAGCTGGTCGACTTTTAAAATTTTTAAAATATCTAAAACGCATATCTTCCACGCCAGTTAACTTCTCTACTCCTTCGACTAGTTCAAGAATTTGTTCACATACTCTGCGCCCACGTTCTAATTCAACATAAACTCTGTAAGTTCCGTCGTCTGTTTCACCAGGACTAACATCTGCATCTAATACAAAATCGTAGCCCATTTCAAAAAAGTTTTCTAAATCTTTTGCTGGATCTTCGTAATCAACTGTAAAACTTAAGACAACTATATCTTCGTCTCGACCAATTTTACTTTTAAAATTATCAACTTCGAATACTTTTTTAACTAAGTTTTCTAAGTCGCCAGCGAATAAACTTTCGTTTAGGCTCATGCTGGTGCTCCTCCAGATGCCGCAGGTGCTGCTGGCGTTGGAGCCGCAGGTGCTGCTGGCGCCGCTGGAGCAGGTGACCCTCCTGCAGGTGCTGTACCTTGTGTTGGTGCTTCAGCAGGTTCTTTATTTTCGTTCTTTAATTTATCCATGTAGCCTTTATACATATCAAAAGCTACTTTCTTTGGCATGGTAATTTCTACAATCCATATAGGTTTGCGATCAAGTTTACCTTTCTTTGTACCTGGACGAATATCTTCTGCTGTACGAATTTTACGCGGTTCTAGTAAATGGCTTTTTTGATATGTAACTTTACATCCTAATTCAGTTAAACGCTGTGCAGCAACTGGGTTAGGCATCTTAGTAGCTTCCCACATGAACCCAGCGGTAATCCAGTGGCGGTCTACTCGAGGGCCATAGGCTAATTCGCCATTTTCCCAGTTTTCGTAGACATACATGTCCATTTGATCTAAGACACGTTCGAAGTCTTTTAATACAGCTAGACTGCTGTTATTTTCATAAAGGTCTTCAAGGTTTTTTATAACGTCTAAAATATCGTGCATATTAGGTTCCAGAGTTTTCTATACTTATTTAGCTGGTTTGAAATCATAACATAACAGTTTATATTTCCTTATATTCGTTAAATAATAGTGTAGGACCTCTGTAGTTATCAAAGGCGGTCACTACAAGTCTTACTTTAACCTTAAAGTAGGAGCAACTTTAATGAGTAAACAACGAGTGAAAAAGCGTTTTACATCAGAAGTTAATATCATTGATTTCCAGCCGTATCTTCCGGCAAAAAAGCAACGTGT